GATGCTCCAGTATATAAGGGGGGTGGGGGTCATTCATATATGTGGGAATCAATTCTCTTTATGGGGGGTCTCTCTCAAAAAATTATTTGGCTTAGGCTCAATCTTTTTTGCATATCTGGTCACCACCTATTAATAGTGCTGCCAACTCCCCCTGTTATTGGTCTGTGATTGCCATGGGTTGCGATCGCATTAAATCTTAATAGTGATTGTCTATTAGATAGTCCTAGCCAGTCCTACTGATTGCTGTCTGACTCTCTAAGTAATGCTTCGATCTTATTCTCTATCTCATGCTCGATGTCATCACTGGTTCTGCTCTCCTTGATCTCCAAGGTGTCGCTGAATAGATTCACTGTCTTGCCTATCAACTCTAATGCTCTGATTCGTGAGCTATCACTCTCAGCTTCCTTGCTCTCTTTCATAAGCTGTTCAAGAACATAGCTCTTCGTTCGAGTAGTGGAAGCCACTGCATTGACCTCAGAACGCTTGAAGGCGTTAGCTATATATAGGGAACAACTAGGATGAGCCATCAACCTACTGCAATCGACATGGGCGTGTTTAGGTATCTTCCCTGTACTCGTTAGAGCCACATCATAGACTTGCATATAGCATTCGATCTGAGTACCCAACTTGCCCTTGATCACGAGATCACAAAAGGCTCTCTGTTTAATGGTTAGCTTGGTCTTATCCTTGACCAATTTAAGGGTGGGTTTTTCGTCCTGAGTTTTGTCTTTATCCATGATTAATATTATCTACCAGTAGGAGGAGTTTCGTAATGCTCACATTCTGCTATCACTACTATTCAAATTAATTGATGTTGCCTTGATGATTTAAATGGTGCAATTTATTACCAGTCATATATACTTCGTACATAGCCCAAAACGATCATGGCTCAAAAAGGTAGCTACCGCCCACGAGGGTACTGAAAAGTTTAAAGGTAAAGGTTCTAGAAGGAAGTGGATAAGGTTTGATTTATTGAAAGTCCATTTTGAATACGCCTGAGAAAGTAGCTAGTGTGAGAGAGTGTAAAACCAAGTGACAAGGTGAAGAAGCAAGACTCATAAATTCCAAGGGGAATAATTGCGTCGACCTGATTAGTTTCAGGTATCGAGTGAAAGATTAAAGAGATGCAATTTTGAAACCTTGGAGACAGTCCTCCAACTGTCCTCGAATTAACGAGCTGAATGAGAATCCTATTATGGGGTTCAAGAAACATACTTGGAGGTATGAATTATGATGATAGAAGGCAAAGTAAAAATGACTGACCTAGGCGAGATCAGAGACTCATGGAATCTAACAGCATTGAGCAAAGTTAAAGAGGGAGACTTCTTCAGACTTAGCGAGAATGGTGCTGTTTATATTCGTGAAGATTATGAGCGAAGCCTTGGAAGGTATCGAGTCACTAAAGCTGAGAACATGAATGCTGAGACCTTTAAAAAAGGAAGCGTGATTGTTCAAACTGGATTCGATTATTAATCTTAATCAGGGGGGGAGAAATCCCCTCCTCTGTATCAGGAATTAACCTGACTGAAGAGCATCCCTTAATTGGGATATGCGAAACAGAAATTTATTAATTACTTGGAGGTAATTATTATGAAAAACTATAAAGAAATCTTTATTTCACCTAGCAAGGATGGAGTAGGAATTGAATGTTTAGCTGATGGGGAAACTCATTACTTGGGAAATTTTCCAACACTTATTTGTTCTTGGTTGCAAGACCATGGCGTTGAGACAGCAAGTCATTCTTCTTGTATGGAATTTGCAACTGAGTGTGGATTCAAAAATGATCACGATGCTTTGGAACTTTGGAACGAAGCATGGGATAGATATGAGAATAAATATAAATTATCAGCAAAAGAAAATAACTATTCTGCTGTTGAACAATTTAGCCAATTGCAAAAATATTACTCACCTTATGCGGTGAGTTAAACCAACTGAAGATGACCTTTGAGATAAGGTCGAAACTTTAAACCAGTAAGCAGAAATGCTCTGACCCTTTCGAGGGAGTCTTGGTGTTGAGTGGTAGGTAAAATATTTTATTTACCAGTCAACAAAATTAATTTTCATATCAAAAAGATGGAGGTCTTATTATGAAAACGAGTATAGCTATGCTGATGATGAAATCAGTATTAAAGGGTCTCAATACACCATTCCTTTTAGGAGGAACAGGTATTGGGAAATCTGCAATTGTTAGATCACTGGCTGAAGATTTAGCTGATGATCGCAAATTGGTCGAAGATAAAATTAATCCAAAAGAGAATGAGTTTGGATTCATGGATTTTCGACTAAGCCTTTATGAGTCGCATGACTTATCAGGGTTGCCATTTATCGAAGCGAAGAAACAGAAGAGAGCCTTTTTAGGTAATCTTCCTGAGAGTGGCGAGGGCATATTATTCTTAGATGAGTATGCACAATGTCACCCATCACTTCAGGCGATATGTGGGCAATTGCTGTATGAGAAAAAGATAGGCGAGTATCACTTACCAAAAGGTTGGCAGATAATCGTTGCAGGAAACAGATCAACTGATCGAGCAGGGAGCAACAAACTTCCTAGCCACGTTGTTGGTCGTTGCACCATGATTAATGTTGAATCCAATGTTAATGACTGGCTATCGTGGGCGGTGAAAAATGATGTGCATCCTGATGTTTTGGGATTCATTAATTTCATGCCTGATTATCTCGATGACTTTGATTCCAAAGTCTTAACTCCTCAACCAAGTCCAAGAGCATGGACAAGGTTGAGTGATACTTTAAATGTTGAGCCACCTGAAGATATTGTTCAGGAAATCGCTAATGGCGATGTTGGTGAAACTGCGAGTATCGAATTTATGTCTTTTCGATCTTTAGCGAAGGATGTGCTACCAAGCATTCCTTTAATATTGAAAGGTAAAGATGTGGATATTCCTGATTCGATGGGTCTGCAATATGCGACCTGTGTTTCATTGATGAGTGCCATCAAGCAATGCAAAGATAATGTGTTGGATGACTGGTTCTCGAATGCTGTTGATTATGTTGAGAAACTTCCTACCCCTGAGTTTGGAATTTTCTTTGTGAAGTCGATGGTAGGTTCTAGACCTGATGTTGTTGAGTCCGCTAGATATGGCGAATTCAAAATCAAGCATCAAGACTTAGAGGTCTAGATATTGGAGAGGGCAGAATTTATATGACTAGTAAAATATATTTTCTGCTCTGCTGTCGTGAGATGTTTTTTCTCACCTGATGAGATCATTAAGATCGAAACAGCAATTTTCTTAAATTAGATGGAGGTCTATTATGAAAAATGATGATAAAAAACTAAGTGCTACTTTGTACAAAACTGCTACCTTGGTTCGCCTAACAGCGAAACATCCAAGTGGCATCAAGGTAAACAAAGCACTTAGAAAAAAAGTGGCTGAAGAGCATGGGTTAGCTGATGAGAAATTAGTTAATCCTCAACTTCATGTCTTTGGCGAAGATATTAATAAATACTTTCGCTCAATCCTGAATGGAATCAAGAATGATTTCTATTACAGGTTGACTCTTCCTTGGAGTGATAATTCTAGGGATAGCGAAGGCAATTCTGCGAGTGGTTGGAGATTATGTCCAAACACTAATCTTGAACAGCTTCAATCTGAAATAGATAAAGCGAAGCAAGTGTGGGATAAAGAGGTTGATGCTTTTCTTAAAAGCTATCCTAAAATGTATGAGAGTGCCTTGAGAAATCTCGGTGATCTATACAGTGCTTTTAACATTCCTTATGTCGAGGACATTGAGAAAAAATTCAGATTTGAATTTGAAATCACTGGTGTTCCAACTTGGAATAGTAATGACATACGATTGGGAGTTTCTGAGAAACTTGCCAAAAGGATAGAGCAACAAGCTATCTCTCGAGCAGAAAATAATATCAAAGAAGTGGTCGATCAATGTATCGGAAACATCGTTGATAATGTTAATGATCTAGCAGATAAATTGGCTAACTATGACCCTAAAGACAAGCAAAAAGGTTTTTGGAATAAGTCTAGCTTCGACAAGTTAGAAACTTATCCTGAGCAACTGGAAGTTTGGAACAGGGATGTATTAGGCAATAGTGAATTGGTTGATGACTCTCGTCAAAAACTGGTCACTCTTAATGCTCGAATTAATGGTTTGAATGGCGGCATTGATTCCTTAAAAGATGACGATGACATTGCTGAAAAGCAACGAAAAGATATCTCGAAAGAAATGAAAGAGTCTGTTGAATCTATCTCTGTTGATGACCTACTGGGTCAAATTTATGGAGGTGGTAAAAATGACTGATGCTCTCAACAAAATCATTAAGGCTAGATCAAAACTAATGAAGGGTAATGTGGGGATGGCTTCCATCCTCCTTCATCTCGAATTGGTCGAGGTCGATGCTTCTCGATGCGACACGATGGCAACTGATGGCAAAGTGATTTATTACTTTCCTGAATTTGTGATGGGTTGCACTGAAGAAGAGTTACAAGGCGTTCTCAAGCATGAAGCACTTCATGTAGTTTATGAGCATATGATCAGACGAGGGATAAGACATCCCAAAGTTTGGAACATAGCTTGTGACTATGTGATCAATGCTTATCTTGTTTATGATCTTGGAGATACACTTCCTGATGGAGGTTGTCTCGATAGAAAATATCATCGCATGACTGCTGAAAAGGTTTATCAAATTTTGTTTAAAGATGAGGATGCATTGCAAGATGCTATCGATCAGATTAAGCAACAAAAACCTGAAGGCGATAATTCTGAAGAAGAGCAAGATGCTCAGACTCAGGGTCAAGGCGGTGACGAAGAAGCTGACGAAACTTCTGAGACTGGTCAAGGAAATATTTCTGACGATCAGACTGGCGAAGATGGTGAGTCGAATGGCGAAGGAACTGGTGATGACACTGGTCAATCATTGTTCGATTCAATCCCATCTGCGATTGGTGAAGTTTGGGATGCAACAACTGAAGATGGTGAGCCAATGAATGAAGCAGAGATGCAAGAACTCAAGGGCGAAATTCAACGAGCGGTTTCAATGGCTGACAAGCTACATGGAATGAGCAGTGAAGGAACATCTTCAGGGCGTGGAATGGCTGAGTCGAATCAAGATGTTTCTGTTGACTGGAAAGAAGAATTACAAAATCTTTTACAGTCTACTCAAAGCGATGACCCTTCGTGGTCAAGACTTCATAGAAACCATTCTTGGAGGGGTATCAATTTACCTAGCAAGGTTCGTTCACCTCAAGGTGGCGAGTTAGCTATTGCGATTGACACTTCAGCTTCAGTTTCTCAGCACGAACTTAATGTGTTCGCTACTGAGATTCAGGCGATGGCTGTAGATTGTGGTCTTGATAAGATCAGGGTTTGCTACTGCGATACTGTTGTTCGTAAGAATCAACAAGGCGAGTGGTGGGATATCTATGAACTCGATCAAGGCGATGATCTTGAATTGACTGTTAGAGGTGGGGGCGGAACTAGGTTCGAGCCACCCTTTAACTTGTTCAATGATCATTCAGATGATGTCGATGATGTTCAAGCATTTATCTACTTCACTGATGGCGAAGGTTATTGTGAGCCTGATGTTGAGCCTGATGTTCCAGTCTTTTGGTGTGTGACTTACAAGTCGCAATGGTCAGAAGAATTGCCATTTGGCGAAAAAATCTATGTAGACACTTCAAGTTTCTACTAGGATGCGATATGCGAGGAGGGGTTTCAGGGGTCACTAGACCCTTGACCCTTCCACGATTCGTTCACCAGTGCGATCTCA